CTGGGATAACACCATGGGTGTGAAACTAAAAGCCATGGCCGCGTGGGCAATTGCAACCGGACGAGAACCGGAAAAGTTCTTTGAATTCAACACTTTCGTCAACATGTCCGACGACAACATGTGGGGCACTTCAGATGATTCTCTAGACCCCCGAGACCTCGTGATGATTTATGACCAGTTCTTCGGAGGCGAACTCGAAATAGAATCGCGCGACAATCTTGACGAACTGATGTTCCTTGGCAAAATGATCGAGCCAGGCGAGAGACATGCGGCTGATTATCGGGAGGTCGGGGCTCCAGTGCCGCGCTTTGCGGTAAGGGCAGACGTTTCAAATCTCTTGATGAGAAGATCTGCTTTCACTACCCGTGTGGCTGGTTTCAGAGAGGAGCAACATATGCGCGCTCGGTTACAAAGGACGGTTGGCCATGCCTTGCTCTGTGCCCACAACCGCAGCCTTTATCATGAAATGGCGAATGAATGGATGGAAGACGCACGGCTTTACTTGCGCAGAGCCAAAGGAGAAGGCCTCTTTGATGTGGTGTGCGATGAAAAGGGCCATGTAGTCACCGCAAACCTTCGGGAGGACATCAAGCCGGTGTCTCGGGCCGACGCCACCCGTCTGAATTTCCTTAGGAAAGCCGGGAGGTTGCTTGGATATTTCGACGTGATCCGAGCTGAGCTGAATGAGGTGGAGCTGACGAAACTAGAGGCAAGGCATGCTAAAATACTCAAATTGCAAAAACCTTCCGCAGTTGGGGAATACTCCCGAATCATCCTCGGCACGGCACGGAACGTCATTTCCCTTGGAACACCTCAGTGGGTGATGTCGTTGTCTTCAGAACCAGATGTCGAAACGGGTATTGTACCATTCTATGTGCCAGACTTCCGGGCAGAACTCTTCGTATACCTAAGTCTGGTTGCCGAAGTGGACAACGAGGATGAGATCACTACGAGTCTCTTGATGTCTCGTGCCAAGGAGGCACCTTACAGATATGTGCTTGATATCCCGGGTTTCATGTATTACAAGAACACTGTCGAAGGGAGCGCCAAGCTGGGCACCGTCACCTTTGAAGAATCCCAGAATTACGTGATCGCAGTCACACTATTCTACGCTATGTTCAACACTATAACCGAGGCACTCGTGTCAAAGTATGATTGGGCTAACGCTGTATTCGAAGCTTACAATGTCATTACGCTGGACCTCCCGCGCATATATAGTGTTACGAACACAGTCTTCTGGCACATGAAGGGAAGATCATCTGTTGGGATTTCCTCTCTTCAGCCGCGGGATCCATACCTGCACGTGAAACAAGCCTCC